TTTTTATGCCTGTTCCATATAATATTGGATTTGAGTTAAGTATATTTTCAAAATTAAATGATGATGCACTTCAAATTCTTGAACAGATACTTCCATATTTTCAACCATCTTTTAATATTACAGTTAATTTAGTTAAGTCTATTGGGGAGAAAAGAGATATACCAATTGTTTTAGATAATATTTCATTTAGAGATGAATATGAAGGAGATTTTACTACAAGGACTGCATTAATATACACTTTACAATTTACAGCAAAAACATACTTATTTGGTCCTGTTGCTGATACTAGTGATGGAATAATTAAAAAAGTTCAAGTCGATTATGCTGCTGATACTGCTATAACAGCAAAACGTCAAGTTAGATATGTTGCTACACCTAAGGCACTTAAGGATTATAATAATGATCAAACAACTACATTAAAAGAGGATCTTACAACAACTGAAACTAGGATTACTGTTAATGATACAACATTCTTATCACCTAAGGATAGAATAGTAGTAGATAGTGAAATTATGAGTATTGTAAGTGTGGAAGATTCTGCTACTATCATTGTTAAGAGAGGATTTGATAGTTCAATTGCTGCGAAACATATTTCTTCTACAACAATTAATAAATTAACAACTGCAGATGATGCTTTAGTAGAACCTGGTGATGATTTTGGATTTAATGAATTTGAATCATTCTTTGAAGATGGGTTATCATATAGCCCAACTAAACAAACTGACGTATAATTAATGCCATGTCTAGTTATGATCCTATAGATGAAGCACTAAACACTACTAGTGCTATTGAAGTGAGCAATACACCTGAAGGTGGTTGTGTTAGAAGAAAAGATGAACTTAAGAATGTAAGTGATGATGTTGAAAAAGACTACGAATATACTCGTGCAAACTTATATTCATTAATCGAGAAAGGTCAAGAATCTCTTAATGGAATTATGGAACTTGCTGGTGAAAGTGCAAGTCCAAGAGCATATGAAGTTGCAGGACAGATAATTAAGTCTGTTGCTGACACAACTGATAAGTTAATGGAATTGCAGAAAAAGATTAAAGAAGTTGATGAGGAAAAGGCAAAAGGTCCAAGTCAAGTTACTAATAATGCAGTGTTTGTAGGTTCTACTAGTGACCTATCAAAGATGATTAAACAACAATTCCTAAATAATAGTAATAAAGAGTAATAAAGTGGATTTAATTCAAAGAAGAAAACAATTACGTTTAAGACAAATTGAAAAGGTTAAGAAGTTTAGAGATTCTAACCAGTCTTCTTCTGATGCAAAATCTGATGCAATTGAAAAGCAAAAGGACAGAGAACAAATGAAAAAAGAAATTAAAAAAGAGTTAAGTCAAGAATCAAT